CTCAGCGAGCAAGGTCGCTTACACATGGTCGGATACTTCTCCGAACTAGAAGATGAAATGTGTGAGTGGGAAGCCGGTACGAACATGAAATCGCCTGACCGCATGGATGCGATGGTATGGGCGCTGACAGAATTAACAGAAGGTTCGGCAACTCTTACGGCATTAGGAAGCATGGGCAAGTTCTGCCCGTCATGTTCAATGCCTAACCTCAAATCAGCAGCAATCTGTTTTAAGTGCGGCACTACTCTTTAGGAGAATCAATGGCTACAACCTTCAACACCACCATTGACCAAGGTGCAGACTGGTATCTGACGGTGACATGGAATGACCCATCAGGCAATCCCATCAACCTCACCGGTTACTCTGCCGCTCTCCAGATTCGCACATCGCCACTTGCCAAGACAACCGTTCTTAGCCTGACATCAGGTAGCGGCATTACTTTGGGTGGTACGGCTGGCACGATTGCTATTCACGCGACCAACGCGCAGACTGGCTCAATCACCAACGGCACATACGCTTATGACCTTGAACTCACAAGTGCAGGTGGCATCGTCACTCGCTTGATTAACGGAACGATTCAAGTCACCCCACAGGTTACGCGATGAGTGACAACATTGTTGTCAGCCCCGTAGTTCAAACCCTTACCGTCACACAGACCGTTCAATCAGTCACCGTTGCTTCACCCGGCCCACAAGGGCCACAAGGCCCACAAGGGCCATCAGGCGCTTCTACAACTCTGTTCTATGTTTACACGCAGAACACTCCAGCAAGCGTATGGACAATCACTCACAATCTCGGTGGGCATCCAACCGCAGTCGTGCTTGATAGCAGCGGCGCGCAATGCGAAGGCACTTATTCGTACACCGATAACAACACGATGGTCATTACATTCACTTCAGCCTTCACCGGTACTGCTTACATAATCTAGGAGAACAATGAGCCGCAAATTTCTCACACCCATCAACTTAGTTCAGAACGAGTTGCAGAACGCTCGTATCCAGAACCTCTCTAGTGCGCCATCTTCTCCTGTAACTGGTCAGATTTACTACAACACAAGTTCTAACGCGCTCTATGTTTACAACGGTACGGCATGGGGTCAAGCAGGTGGCATCACCTCTGGCACATTGTCTGCTCGCCCTACCGCATCATCTGTTTCAGCGGGAACTTTCTACTACGCAACTGACAACTACCTCATCTACTACTCCAACGGCTCAACTTGGCAGCAAGTAGATAACTTCGGTTCAGGTCAAACAACTGCTAACTCTGTCACCGCTTCATCTTCTGACGGTACTTCTACCAACTACGCTCGCGCTGACCACACTCACGCTGGCGAAGGCTTTGGCTCAGTCACCGCGCAAACCTCATTCGGTCAAGGTTCATCTAACGGTACTGCTTCAACCGTTGCTCACTCTGACCACACACACGGCACACCTTCACTTGGCTCTACGACTCCTAACGCAGTCAACGGCACAACGGGTTCTGCTGGTAGCGCATCAACCGCGAGCGCCTCAGACCACACCCACGCATTTAGCCCATCATCATTCACCCTTGATACCTTTGGCGCTCCTGTCGCATCGGTATCGCTCAACTCGCAGAAAATTACAAACCTCGCTACACCAACTGCTTCAACTGATGCAGCAAGCAAGGGTTATGTTGACGGCGTTGCACAAGGTCTGAATGTTAAAGGTTCTGTTGTAGCCGCGACAACCGCAAGCATCACTCTTGTTGGTGGTCAGACCATTGACGGCGTTACCGTCACCGCTGGTCAGCGCGTTTTGGTCAAAAACCAAAGCACACCATCGCAAAACGGTATTTATGTAGCGCAGACAACCACATGGACACGCGCCGCCGACCAACAGACACCAACTCAAGGCGACTTTACTTTCGTTGAGCAGGGAACAGTCAACGGTTCACAAGGCTGGATTCTTGCTACTGGCACAACCACATGGACTCAGTTCTCAGCGGCAGGTGAATACACCGCTGGTAACGGCATCACCATCACCGGTTCTTCTATCGCCTTCAACCCAACCTCAACCGGTGGATTGCAGACTGCTTCAGGTGGCGCATCTATTCTCTTGGCTACCAACTCAGGTTTGGGAACATCCTCAAGCGGTTTGGCAGTCGGCGCTGGTACAGGTATCACCGTCTCAACTGGCACAGTAGCCGTTGATGGAACTGTTGTTGTTAAGAAGTACGCCACCGCATTTGGCGATGGTTCGTCAACATCTTACACAATCACTCACAACCTCGGTACGCAAGATGTCACCGTTGCGGTCTATAACGCAGCATCACCTTACGATGAAGTTATGTGCGATGTTCAACACACCTCAACTTCAGCAATTACGCTATTGTTCTCAACTGCACCTACATCGAACCAATATCGCGTAGTCGTACACGGATAGGACTTCAATGGGCTTACTTGATAGATTTGCAAAGGCAGTAGCCGCGCAAATAGAAAAAGCACCAAACCTACCCGCTGGCACAGTTGTTATGACTGAGGCTGACATGAAGCGGAATCCACCGTCAATGGCGATGGGTAATTCAGAGCCGTTGCCACGCGACCAAATCTTGCCAATGATTCCATTCGGCCCGGGTCTGCCAATTCCACCCGGCCCCATCAACCCACTTCGCAGCGATGGTCGCCCAGACCCACGCCGCTATGAGTATCAAACTGCTCAGAACATCAACATCACCGAAACCCGTCTTGTACCTTTCAAGACTCTTCGTGCTGCTGCTGACCAAATTGATATCTTGCGCCGTTGCATCGAAGTTCTGAAGAGCAAGATGGTTGGTTTGGAATGGGATATCACCATTTCAGAAGCCGCTGCCGAGAAGGTAAGCAAGAAATTTGGTGGCAATCAACTTCGCGCCATGTCACAAGCGCGTGAAGAACTTGCACCCGAGATTGCTCGCTTGCATGACTTTTGGGAAGTTCCAGACAAGCAAAACGGTTTAGTATTTCAAGATTGGCTCAATGTTTTTCTTGAGGATTTGCTGGTTATTGATGGCGTAGCAATTTGGGGTCAAAAGTCAGTTGCAGGAGACTTGTACGGTTTTCAGATTCTTGATTCGACAACCATTAAGCCACTTCTTGACGACCGCGGTATGCGCCCAATGGCCCCAGTACCCGCTTTCCAACAGATTCTTTACGGATTCCCACGCTCTGAGTTCACCGCTACCTCTGACGATGTTCAGGCAGATGGCGAGTTCACGGCTGATGAACTTGCGTACCTTGTTCGCAATCGCCGCACCTTTACCGTCTATGGCTATTCGCCAGTAGAGCGCGCACTTCCGATTGCCGATATTTACTTGCGCCGTCAGCAATGGTTGCGCTCTGAATACACCGATGGCGTATTGCCTGAATTGATGTTTACCTCCGATGCTAACTTCGGTAACAATCCTGAGTTGCTTCGCGCCTACGAAAACATCTTCAACGATGATTTGTCTGGACAGACAGAACAACGCAAGCGCGGTCGCATCCTTCCCGCTGGCATCACACCAATTCAGTTCGATGGCTACGGCGAAAAGTTTAAAGATGTTCTTGACGAGTATCTAGTCACCTCAATCACCGGTCACTTTGGCGTATTGCCAAGCGAAATTGGATTCACTCCTAAGACTGGTTTGGGCGGCGTTGGACACGAACAAGGTCAAGCGTTTAACGCACAAGATATTGGCTTGTATCCACTTGCGAATTGGGTCGGCAAGATGCTCACTCAGTTGTCACACACCTATCTCGGTATGCCACGCGAACTAGAGTTCAAGTTCATGCCAAGCGATAATCGTGACACCGTAGAGCAGAGCAAGGCATCGGACATTGAAGTTCGTGGCGCTAAGAAGAGCATCAACGAAGCCCGCGCCGAAGATGGATTGTCATTGCTGGACATTCCTGAAGCCGATATGCCAATGATTGTTGCTGGTCAATCTGTATTCTTCTTGTCTCCTGAAGGAATCATTCCCGCTGGCGGCTCAACAGACTCAACACCTACCGAAACTCCTGCACCTGAAGTTCCCACCGGCGCAGAACAAGCAGGTAAGCCTGAAGTCAAACCATCTGAAGAAGTTCCCGCAGAAGCCAAAAAGGAAGCCAAGCGATTTATCACATGGGCTACCAAAAGCACACGCACCCGCGAATTTAACTTTGAGACAGTAGAACCCATCGTTGCAGAAGCGCTGAACAAGTGCTTAATGGATGGCGACCTAGAAACCGCTAAGGCGTTGGTTTCTGCTTATGTCTCTTAAATGGCCAGCACACAAAGCATCTGAGCGCATCGCCCGTAACAACGCGGTAAAGATTGCTGCTGCTTTTGTCGCAGGTATTGATGCGAAAAAAGTCGTAGAAGATTTCATGTCTATTCACCCACAGGTGACAGACAATGCCGTTCAAGACCGTGTGCGCGCCCGCGCATGGGCAATCGTTCATGTTCGCTACAACTCAAAGCCTATGGAAGCAGCGATTCGCCGCACCTATGCTGACGGATGGGTAACAGGCGATAAGGCAGCCAAGCAACTTGTTGATTCGCTCATCAAGAAGGCTGATGATTGGTCAAGTTGGACACCGGGTTCAGAAGCACTTGCACAGATGGTCGCTCCTAAAGGCGCTCTTGCAGGATTGCTGGAAAACGCAGGTGTTGTTTCCAATCAACTATGGGCAACCAAGTTAGATGAAGTCGGCACAATCCTCGCTAACGGATTGCGCGATGGCTCTACGGTTGACACAATCGCAACGAACCTTGAAGAAGTAGCCGGTGGCGAAAGCAAGGCGATGGTGATTGCTCGTACTGAGTTAAACCGCGCCATGACACAAGCCGCAGTTTCCCGCTATCAAGATTCTGGCATTGACCAAGTTGAATGGGAAGCCGCTGACCCTGACGATGAGTGCGCCGATAACGATGGTGAAGTCGTAACCTATGGCGAAGAATTCCCTAGTGGCGATATCGAACCACCTGTTCACCCTAACTGCCGATGTGGTCTGCTTCCTGTTATCGCAGAAGCACAGACTGACGATGGCGGCGAAGATTTAACTGACGATGCAACGCCAGATGATGCAACTACCGAAGATACGGTTGATGAAACACCTGAAGTAGCGCCTGTTGTTGAACAACCGGCAACCGAGCAACCTGCAACATGGACACTCGCAACATCTGCCGACCAAGTTATTCAACAGATAGCAGATACTCGCCCTGCAAGTTTGCCGCCTATGAACGATGTTCAAATCAAGGCAGTTCAAGACCTAGCAAACCTAAACAACATTTATCTGCTCGGAAAACACGCGGTTTATTTTGAAAAGTCACTCAAAGAATTTTCTGAAGATGAGATACAGAATGTTTTATCGTCTTTCAAGGAAAGTTTTGACAAACTTCCTGAGTGGCGCAGAGTAGATGCCAAAGGTGAAGAGCGCGGTTACACCGTTTATGTCAACCGCGAAGCCGCATCAGTTCCACGCGCAGATGCCTACACATACATAGGCAGCAACAAGATTTGGGTTAATCCGAGTCATGTGCGTATGGCTGCCAAGGGCAATTACGATTATGGCAACTGGCATATGCCATCCTCAAGCAATGTCAATCCAATGCTTAACACCATTGCGCACGAAATGGGTCATACCGCAGATACCTTTGGTAATAGCCTTCGCGGCACATTCTCGGCTTCAGTAAAGCGCAAATTCGGCAATTTGCTTTCTCGCTACGGAAACAAAAACCCTAAAGAAGCCTACGCGGAGATATTTTCTGAGTGGATGAATGGCGACAGGGAAAGCCCGATAGTTAAGGCTTACGCAGACCGCTATGGCTGGAATCTTTCCGCAGAAGAATACCGACAAGCAGAAGGCGCAGGGATATTTGACGAATGGAAAGCATAGATACAGTTCTTGACCCTGATGATTACGACAATATGCCTAGGGCAGAATTGTTGAGCCGTTGGTTAAACGGTAATGAAGAAGCAGGACATTTATACCAAGAGCGTTACCCAGAAAACCCCAAGGAGAAATAAATGGCTCTAAACCACATCACCGTTACCACGGGAACAACTGCCAAGCCCCTAGTAACCGTTCCATCGTCAGCAGGTAAGGTCAATGTTTACATCAGCAACAATGACTCAAGCAACGATGTATTCATCGGCGCAAAGACCGTGACTGCTACTGGAACAACTCAGGGTTTTCGCATCCCTAAGTCAACCAATGTCTCTTTGCAGGTAGATGGTGGAGATTCAATCTACGCAGTAGCCGCTTCTGGTACTCCCGCAATATCAATTCTCTGGTTTGGAAACTAACTATGGATTTCGCTAACGCTTACGCCCGAATTATCAAGGCAGACGAAAACCCAGACGGCACAATGACCGTTTATGGCAAGGCAACCGATGATTCGATTGACCTTGACCAACAGATTTGCGATGAAGCGTGGCTCAAGACCGCCATGCCACAATGGTTTCAATCAGGTGGCAACATTCGTGAACAACATTCATCTATCGCGGCAGGAGTAGCAAAAGAATATGAAGCCAAAGCGGATGGTCACTATATTTCTGCTCTTGTCGTTGACCCTGTTAGCGTTAAGAAAGTCAAAACAGGCGTTCTTAAGGGATTCTCAATAGGAATCAAAGCACCTCGCGTTATCCGCGACAACAAGGCTGCCGGCGGTCGTATCGTTGACGGTCAGATTATCGAAGTTTCACTTGT